GCTCTGCAGGAATACCACACTGTATCATAAACTGCGTAAGCGGGTCTTTGTTATCTCCACGGACTGTACGAATATAGTGTTCGCTGTGCCGGGGATGAATACCTGATGCACTATCAACTAACTGGGATACAGTACCGGAAGGCTTAACACAAGTGATAGCGGTAGAGGGGTTTATTCCCATACTCTTAGCCAGCCTGTCATTAGTCTTTACAGCCACCTTTCTCCACCCAACAAGCAAGTCTACCAGACCGCAGTTGTTAGATGACAGCATCTCATTGTCTAAGATACCTGTAAGGCTAACTCCTAGCAGCCGCTCTTCTTCTGTATTCTGCTTCCATATCTTTCTAAGATACTTAAAATCAGTAAGAGAGGATTGATAAGTGCCAAGCTGTNTAGCCCACTCTATCTNTTTAGTTAGTGTAACTACTGTGTCCTCTGCTCTGACAACGACTTCTGTGAGGTTGCAGAATTGGTAGGGACGTAGGATGATTTCAGAGCAAGGGTTAGTTCCAAATACATGATCAGGATCACGACGACCAATACTAGCCACTTTATTTTGTGCTGATTCACGGTTAAAGATTCCTCTCTCTCCAGACTTGGACTCATACAACGAGTACCACTCTTTCAGAAACGTGTTCATGTCTGGACGTTCTGAGTATACTGCAGAGTTATTTGCTAACCCACGGTGCGGGTAGTCTCTGAACCACTCACCTGACTTAGCAACTCGCATTCTGTTTGAGTTAAGATCAGATAGAGATATCAGAGCGGACCTGCGTACACCGCCTACAACAATTACGCTGGCTATCTTACATACAAGATCATGGCATTCTAGCGGAGATAGCTGCCTACCAGCAGCATTTTTAAACAAAGCCACTGTAAATTTAAGAAGGTCGTCAAGAGGCGCTGGCCCAGACGATCTACCGCCAAACGTCTTTAAACGCGCTCCAGCGGGGCGTAGACGCGATAAGTCCCATTTTGGCACCTGACCTGCGTACAGACAGGCAATTAGCTCACGAAGGCCCCTAGCCCATCCTGCCTTACTATCCTGTACAACTATGGTTGTTTCTGTAGGTTCAAAGTGTTCGTTTACACTAGGCAGACTTTCTGTGTATCGTCTCTCTGCAGAGAACCCTACACCAGTGCCACACATGAGAACATAAAGTATCTCATCAAATGAGCGTGGTGAGTCTACAGGAATGTATGAACAGTTGTAGCCCGATGTATGGTCACGTTCTAGGGCTAGCCCTGCAGTCATTAGCGCCCTCATTGATGGCATAATCTGCAGACTAAGCACAGCCTCTTCAAGCTCCTGCCTGTTAGGTATCTTGTGACCGTGCTTCTCCATCAGATGATGGGACATAAAATCAAAGTAACGCTCAACCGTTTCCGGCCAAGTCTCACGCCTATCCCCTAACCAACGCGCATACCGGGATAGATGAATAAACTCTTGGTAGTCTGTTGGGAAATAATTATTTTTCATTTTCTCTCTGCTCGCTAACTAATCGTTGTAGATACCACTGTGACTTCATCAAGTCCTTGAGAGGCATCCCCTTATGTTTGTACCGGCACACATACTTCAGTATGTTTCCTTTTAGGTAGCCGCTAAACTCTTCCTCTGTAAGAGACTCCTTGATCATGTCTATAGTCTCTATACCATTTTGTGTGTAGTGTGACGGACTGTTCACAGACTTGGTTAATTCAGCTAGATACTTTTTCTCATTCGGCATCAGTTGTCCTCGCTAAACTTAACTTTAATAACATTATCATATACTTCTTCTACTACTAGACTCTTAGAATCTCTTTTGTCTTTTGACTTATCAACTATCTGTTCCATAGTTGCTTCATGTCCTAGCTGCATAAGATAGTCATAATCAGACTCAAGTAGACTAAGCATACCCTGCTGCAGAATATGCGCGGCAGACACATCCTCTACCTCTGACGTATCATATGCTCTGACGTTCACTTTGTCAAATCCCTCTGGATCAAAGACAATGTACAGTCTATCTTTGGCTAAAAAGAATGTCTCTTCTTCTATCCTGTCTCTCATCTCATCATCTATGAGATCATCTTCCGGCTCAAAAGTAAAACCATCATCATTCATCAAACCACTCCACAGGTAACTTTTTATGCGCCCAATCAAAACCGTGGCGCTCTGCCCAATCTGCATGTGTAGTCTTTGAGCCTTTGTATATTTTTTTATTGGCATTTGCAAAGAAGAACTTCACTTCAAAATCAGGATTCTGATTCTTAACAAGCAAGTGCTTTACTCTGTCTTGCTGTGTTAGTCGCCCCTTAACCTCAATGTACATATCGTTTCTGGGTATGTAGAAGTCAGGTATGTATACGCTAGGCTCACGCTGATAGGGTATCTTATCAGGCTCGAACTCAAAATCAATACCTCTGCGGCCAAGGGCTACAGCTACTTCAGCTTCAAACTTTGATCTAAACCGCATAGTAATCAAACTTATCTTTGTTGTCTGGGTTAGTATTCACTACTTCAATATACCCTCTGTCTAAATCTTTCTGCACATACTCCGGCGATGTTTCTTTAACTATAGAGAATGTTCTTGAGGGGAACACGACTAATCTACCGGCTCTTAGAAATGAACGTATTTCATGAAAGCAACGTGCCATCATCAAAGAACCCTTATAGTTAAAGTCTTCGGCAGACCAAGCTCCGTCATTCGACATGCTCTTTCTATATATAACTTTAAGCTTACTTCCTTCAGGCAAAGACTTGACTAATAAAGCTTCTGTGTGTGTACTATCTTCTTTCTGAGTGTCAAAGTATACAAAAGCTGCTCTATCATTATACATAGTCTCAAACTCNGTAATCTTCTCTGTAAGATATAGAGGCATCAGATTTCATCCTTTACATGCTTTGTGTACCACACGCGGGGTTTGGTATTTGCTGTAGAAGTTACTTTCTGCTTGTAAGCAGCATCGGGCCAGCAGTGCATCTTAAAGCCACAGTAGCCACACGTTCTATCCATTAGCCGGTTGCCTGTTCTTTTAATAGAACCTGTAGCCTTGTCCTTGTAAGTCTCAGGCTCATCGGAGAAAGAACGCTCAAACTTTTCTTTACCAAGAACACTGCGTATATTTTTATCGGCTAATTGTAGTGCAGCTTGTCTGTCCTCTTCATGTACCAGCGGCGTCTCGCACACGGCCCACTCACCTGTAGCCTTGTTGATAGCTATCCAGCCACCAAACGTAGAGTTAGCAGCCTCTGCGTACAGGTAGCCCTGCGGCACGTAGCCAAACACATCATCCTTCTTGATGTTGTTGTAGCCACGATTAGCCGCGAACTTCATAGAGAATGCGCCGGGAGCAGCACTCTTTATATCATATATCTTATCGTCTATCTTTACATCATACGTGCCGTTAAGAGTAGTGCCACCTATCTCTAGGCTAACACCCTCTTGCTCACTCTGTATGTCTATACCCGCGCCTTTCATAACTGTAACAGCTATCGCTTCTATGATGTCTCCAAACAGAAACTTCATAACCAGAGTATAGTCTACATCTTCTTCTATGTCATCTTCAGCAGACAACTTCTGCTGGCACAAAGGTTTTCCTACACCGGACATGCGAACCTTTGAGCCACGCTTCTCACTAAACTGCCGCTCTATAGCGGAGCCACACATCTCCTTAAACTCTTCGATAAGGTGAGGGGGAAGGCCATCGCCCTCGCCCCTCGACGCTTTCTCTAGGAAATGCTGTACTTTATGTAGCAGCATTGAGGTCATTAGATGGCCTCTGCTGTTTCCAACGCTTTTGCTACATCGAGATCATCCATAGCAAGAACATTTTCTTTGCGCTCATTGTACTGTTTAAGCACACGCACGTTCCACTTCTCAATGTCCTGCATGAAGGTGTTAAGAGTTTCTACATCTTCATCCACGATCTTGACAGGCTGTGGCTTATCAAAGGCAGGGACATAGTAAACAATACCACCGTTCTTNTTACGCTTAGTAGCAATGTTTACCTTCTGACCAAAGATAATCTTATTGGATGGCACCTCACGAATNTAGTTAGCCACTGGCATAAACGCAGAGCCACGGGCTGACCAGATGAAGGGCGTACCTGCAAGGTCAACCTTGTCATCAGAACCATCTGTAGCATCTTTAGCACCAGTGATGATGCCGTAGACAACTTGAGTACACTTGATACTCTTCTGTTTAGCATGTTCGAGAGAGTTGGTAGAAAGACCTTCTACTTCCTGCTTACTCAACTTACCACACTTCATACCACCACTGGTATCAAAGAAGTCGTCGCTAAGAGAAGGTGTGAGAACAGTCCTGATACTATCTTCAGGAGACTGCTGGTTCCACAGATCATAAGAGTAGTACCGAATAAACATACGCACGGTAATCTCTTTAGCATAGACTGTGCTGCTATCCAGACGAATGCGGAAGCTGCCCTTTGGTAGTGGCTCTCCCTCATCGTTCTCGCTCTGCTGCTCAATGGCTAGCCGTGGTAGTCCCTGCTGTGATGCAGGGCGCGTCTCAGTCTGACCGACCATAGCAGCAAGCTTTGCCATGTTTTCTTCGTTCAGATCGTCCATAGTAATCATATCACTCATATTTTTAGCTCCTCTAAATTTAACCAATCAGTGCCTATTTTCATCTCTATCTCAATAGGCATATCAAAAGTAACACCAAACACTGTACTACACTCTTCAGGGATACACAACATACTCCTTTTTAATAGTTCAATCATAGTATTTTTTTCGTCGGGGTGTACGTCCATTATGATTGAGTCGTGGACGGTATTGATAATTCTACTCTGTGGTTTCGGCTTCACCATCGCTTTCAGACATTTGTGTAGCCGTATCAGGGCTAATGGCAACAGGTCTGCAGTAGCGAAACCTTGGACAGGGTAGTTCTTAATCGATGTAGCACCTACCGTTGTACCATAGCGTGTGTACTTTGCATAGGGAAATGCGTACTCTCTACCAGAAGGCAGTGTTACAGTCTTCTTAGTAACAGCTTCTTCCTGTAGTTTATCGTGCCACTGGGTCACGCCTTGGTACTTGTTACGGAAGGCTGAGTAGTATGCCATCTCCCGATTAGTGCCAAGCACACCACCGTACAGCGGCTTG